ACCAATGAAGAATCTATTAGTAGCCTCTTTGTGTAACATTTTAAAATAAATACAATAAGAGGATACGTGTATGCGAAAACAAACTAGAAGTATATTGCAAGAATTAAGTAATCTTGCTCTAAATAAAAACAATGATTTAATCATTGATACAACAGCTAATAATATTATTAACAGTTCTATTAATTTGATTAATTTAATTTATGAAAATTATACTCCTGCAGAAGCTGCTGAATTAGAAAAAAGATTTATTAATAGTATCCGTTCGGCTGATCCAAATAAATTTAAAAGAGGAATACAACGTATAATTGAGAATAAAAGGAAACTTTAATGCTCTTAAAAGAAGGTGGTAATGTTTTTAAAAATCCAGACAAATCACTAGCGACTAAAAGAATAGACAGGCTAGATGTTGAAACTACACTTGCTTGGCTAGAAAAAATTACAGGATTGCCACATAATGATTTTAAGTTAGGTAGTACTGGCGTAGCAGACACTTCAGGTGATCTAGATGTTGCTGTCAACATAGATGATGTATCAAAAGATGAAATGGTACAAAAATTATCTGCTTGGTGTAAACAAAATGGAAAAAATCCAAAAGAATGGATTGCCAAGTCCGGCATCAATGTACACTTTAAAACACCAATAAACGGCGATGAGTCACTAGGATTTGTGCAAACGGATTTAATGTTTGGAAATCCTGAATGGTTAAAATGGAGTATGCGTGGTGAACCTGGTGGCAGCCAATACAAAGGTAAACATAGGCATTTACTTTTAGCTAGTATTGCTAAAGCACAAGGAATGAAATGGAGTTACCTGCGAGGATTAATTGATAGGGCAACTGACGATGTTATTTCAGATCAACCCGATGAGATAGCAAAAATGTTACTTGGTAAAAATAACGATGCGAAAAGTTTAGAAACTGTTACCAGTATATATGATGCTATCAGAGGAAGAAGCGATCTAGAACAAATTACTGCAGATGCTCGTACTGCATTTGAAAGAGACAGACTCACACTACCGGAAGGCACGGAGATTCAGCGTATAAAGGAGCTAGCCGGAATATGAGATTTTTTGAATTTTATCAGTCCAACTCAATACCACTTATGGAAGGAGCACGTATCCAGCATGCAGAAGACATAGTCTTCTGGGCAGGAAGTAAAGGTGCTACACGGGCAATCGAAGCTTTAAAAAATCTCGAACAAGGCGGACATACTGACGTCACTGTAAAGTGGGATGGGTCTCCTGCTGTTATTTTTGGAAGGAACGAAAAAGGCGAATTTGTATTAACAGATAAAAGCGGTTTTTCAGCTAAAGGATATGACGGTAAAAGCACTAGCGCCAAAGATCTAGAAAAAATGATCTTAAATAGGAAACTAAGCAGAGGAATTGAACCTGAAGATTCATATAGACAGTTTGCAGGAAGTATGCGTGATATCTTCGATGAATACGAAAAAGCAACGCCGCGAGATCACGTAGGCTATTTTAAAGGAGATTTACTTTACTACAATACACCTCTACTGGTAAAAGGTAAGTTTACATTTAAGCCTAACATTGTAACCTACACTGTAGATGCAAAAAGTGTTCTTGGTATGCAAATTGCTAGGAGTAAATCAGCAGTAGTAATACATAATGAAATTGATATTAACGGTGATGAAACCAGTTTAAAAATTGATCCCGAAACTTTCTTTAAAGGCAACGAAGTGCTAGTTATGCCTCCTGTTACAGCACAGGAAGCACCACAGGTTGACGATACTGAAATAAAAAAATTACAGGCTTTAACTAGCAAAAATGCTGCAGCTATAGATTCCTTACTTGATAAGAACACTTTAGCGTCAATGAAAATAACAGACTTTCCTAATATTTTGTATACCTATGTAAACAGCAAAGTTGATACAGGTATGGAAAATTTAGGTAAGGATTTCCTAGAATGGCTATCAACAAGCAAAGTTAGTCAAAACAAAAAAGCAAAAATTGCAGAATTTGTCGGACGACAACAAGGAGGGGTTGCAGCTTTATGGCAAATTGTTACAGGTATACAAAATGTAAAACACAATATAATTAATCAGCTAGAAGCACAAGATGTTCCTGTAAAAGCTTACATAAACGATAAGCCAGGCGGTGAAGGCTTTGTAATGGCGCATCCTGAAGGAGCAATTAAGCTAGTAGACAGAGGCGGGTTTACAGCCGCAAATAGAGCAGTAGAAAGATAATATGGACTTCCTTAGAGATTTAAACGAAGGTCGAATGACCCGTGATGAGAGTAATCAAAAAACCCTAACCTATAATGACTGCTGCGAAAAATTTTATCTAATAATGCTTGTGCTAGAAATGATGCGTGAAATGCCTTACAGCACACACTTTGTACAAAACTATTGTAGGCGCACAAAATATGATAATTTTAAACATTTTAAGATAAGCGGCACTGATGCCTATAATTTCCTATATTTTTTAAATGGCGACGAACATGCATTAGGAAAATTAAAAGATCTAGAAGCTGCACAAAGAGCCCAGGCGTCGACCGCATTACCATTACCAGATGTAATAGATTACTTTACAAAAGTTTCAAATGGTAATAGGCCCTTTATGGTGCAACAAATGTTTATAAGGTTAGAGAATGGTCTTCATATAAACAACAGCGATTACAAAGAAATTAGGAGAAGCGTTGGCAAGCTTAACCAGCAGGATAAACGTAGACAAAAAGCTATTGCTACCAGGTTGTTATTTGCAGCACGAGCAAAATTACGTAATAGTGATATAATAGAAGACTTTGAAAAATTAATTAATCACTTTGATTTAGAAAGTCAATGGCAAGCTGATCCTGAACCAACCGTTAGCAAGCCTGATATTGTAACAACTAGTCAAGATTTGACATATTATAGATTGTTAGCAAAGCCAGAAAATTTAATATTAATCAAAAATTTCCTACAAAACACAAGAGATGGAAAAGCAATACCCAGTAATATGGTTAGGGCTTACGCTCCTGTAGCCGAAATCATGGATGACATTGTTACTGCAGGACCTACTTACATCAATATGTTAAAATCTTTACAAAAAAGAGCTAAAAAACAGCGTAACAAAAAGTTTTAATTTATCGATGATAAATAAAAGTAGAAGCCTTATAGGCATAAGGCATATGAATTAAAAGGAGAAAAAAATGCCAAGTTTAATAGGAACGGATATTGCCGCAAATTATTTGAGAAATGGAAAATCACAATCAGGTGTAGGTAAAGAATTTATTGTAAGTATTGCAAGAACCACTGCTAATGGTGGAGTTACTGATACAGTAATTAATGACGTAGTTGCTTATTTAACAATGCCACACGGTACAGGTGACGGTGTTACCCAAAGTGATCATGCTTTCACAGTAGGTGCTGTAGGCACAGAGGATGGCGCAGAGCTTACAAACACTACTGCAGACGAACTCGTTTATTTACGAATGCAAGGTACAGGCGACTTTACAGAAGCTACCGCAGCAGCAGGAATGTCAGGTGCATTGACAAACGTTACAGTTGCAAAAGTTTGTATATTTGAACCAGCTCTATAATTTAAACCATAAATTATAACCGATAAAAGCACCATTTTTACATGGTGCTTTTTTTTTGGCTTGTAAATAATACTATGAGACTACAAGCAATTTCTCTTGTTGACGTCACCGAGACAAGAGAAAAAAGAGATGGTGACACAAAAAAATATTCACAGCAATCAAATTTCAACACACTTGTACAAACGGTTAACATAAGGGCTAACATGATGCCTGTTAATTGTGAACTAAAATCAGGCGGCATAACGCAATATAATTTAGGTAGTAATTTCAAAGGCAAACAAAATTATTGGATTGTTACCTTTGAAAGTGAAAGAGAAGCCACATCAATTGATGAAAATTCTTTAATAGAAGACTTCCAGCTAGTTCCAATTGTATTAAATCTCAACGAAACAGCAGAAATATCTGAACCAGTTTTTAATCCAGACAATGAGTCTGATAAAAATATAAGTTTTATCTTTGATATATAAGCATAAATAATATATATTTGGAGGATTACATTGTCTGCAACGGAAATTGAAAAACAACATCTTGAAGCGCACGTTGAACTGTGCCAAGAAAGATATCAACAATTAGATAAACGATTATCTGTTATAGAAGATAAAGTAGAACGTGTTCATAATGATATCCTTGCAGGCAATAAGGCAATGATAAAAGTCTTTATAGGAGCTGCAGCCACTATTATTGTAGGATTTCTATCTACAGTAGTGGTTATACTGGATAAGATAAGCTAATGTTAGTTAACGAAATACTAGGTGAAAAGCAGGTTTGGGCAAGATCAGGACAATCTGTTGTCCGTAAATATCGTTGTTCAGGCGGGCGTAGGAATGGTCGTGTAGTTAGCAATCCTGCACAATGCTTTGCACCTATTGATATTAAAAAAAGAATAACGTTAAAAAAGACAAAAGCTAGATTAGGCTCGAAGCTAGCTAGGAAAGCAAAAAAAACAAAACGTGTAAACCCAGCGTCTAAAAGGGTACAAAGCATGAATAAAAGGAATAACTAATGAAAGTAGCTGATATACTAGGAGAGCAAACTTTACAAGTAGTAGCAGATGACCCAAAGCAAACCACGCTGGTAGACCCAAAAACAAAGATACAAACTCTGATACCTAAGGATCCAACTAAGCCAGGAATGATTACAAAAGATCCTACCAGTAACAAGTTCATAGTAAATACGCAACAATCTGGAGAAGTTGACCAAACCATTAAACCAGGCGAACAGGTAGAAGTTGCAGCAATGGAGAAGGCAGTATCAAGAAAACAACAACGTTTTATGGGCATGGTACACGCAGCACAAAAAGGAGAGCAACCGGCATCTGATGAGGTAGCAAAAGTTGCAAGCAACATGAAAAAGAAAGATGCAAAAGATTTTGCTAGCACTAAGCACAAAGGACTACCTGAAGAAAAATGAAAGTAAATGAATTATTAGGAGATTTTGGTATCTATACTAGTAGTGAAGAACAAACACTGTTAGATAAATTAGATACAAAACCAAAACGCTATAAAGATCTAGAAGAGCATGATCAATTTATAGCGGATTCTTTAATACGTAAAAGTTTAGTTACAAAAATTAACAATCAGTCAGATGTTTATATAAGGAAAAATGAACAAAAATAAAATTTTACAACAATTAGAACTTTTATTCCAAAATGAAATCCTTACGTCTATTCCACAAGTAAAAGATAATCAAATTCAAATTAAAGACTGGATTATAAATTATAAAAATAATTTATATTACATTACTAAAAACAATACATGTATTGCAACCACCTACACAAAAGCCGCTGCCCTAGCCATAGTAAAAGCAAAATTAAAAAATGATAAGAATGAAAAGTATATACTTGAATTGGATAAGACAATTGAAAAAAATCAAAATGATTGTACTTTTTATAAACATACAATAGCAACCGTAAAAAATAAAAATAAAAGATTTTCTACGATGACAAGGCTAGAAATTGCTGATCAAATATTACAAAGTTCAAAAAAAGAATTACATGGATTGATATTGCATTAGATGATAAATAAATGTAAAGTTTAATTAGGATTATTCATATGAAGTTACGAGAAATTTCTAAACCAACCACAGTTAAGTCACTTAACGAAAATCTAGCCAGAATGTTCAACACTACTATTGACGTTGACACGTTTACCCTTGAACAACTACAAGATGCTAGGAATAAATTACGAACAACATTAAGCCAAATTGAGACCAATGAAAGCTTTGATGCACCTTCTAATAATGCTTCTTATCAAAAAAATAAAATGTTTTTAGATGTTTTAAATCAAGCTATTGCAGAGAGAAATATACAAGAAGCAAAAAAAGTAGATCAAGATGGCGATGGCGAAAATGATTTTGATGATGTTAGGATAGCTAGAATGGTAGCCTCTGGCATGAGCAAACCTGAAGCTATTGCAAAAGTCAAAGGTAAAAAGAAAGCGGATGAATCTATTGTTAGAGAAGGTGAAGAAGACAAAGCAGAACTAGTAATGGCAGCAAAAGACATGGTTGATCGCATTACAGCATGGATGGAAGATACTGCAGAAATGCAAACAGAATCTATGCTAGAACTAGGTGACGCTATCCGTGATGAAATGGGTCAAGAACAATCTCAATCATTTATCGATTCTGTAAAACCAGCACTTGAGGCACTATATCAATCACTTGAAAGCACAAGAAGCACACTAACACAAGGTGTAACCATGTTAACAGGCGAAGAAATGCCTGCTCTAATGGGTGCAGAACCAGGAATGGAAGAACCAGGAATGGAAGAACCAGGAATGGAGCCTACTGTCGATGCCGAAGCAGAGATGGGCGACGAGTTTGCTGCAGCCGAACCAGCCGCAGGCGGAATGGAAGAAACAGGCAGAGAACAAAGAGAATCAATCCGCAGGGAATTCCGAAAAGCTAGAATTATTGAAAGACAAAATTTATCAAGATCTCTAGGCCAAATCCTTAGCTCAAAAAAAAACTAAGTATTACTGAAGACTTGGACCATTCTAAAAAGTTAGTCCAAGTCCTTCGCACAGTAATAGCAACAGCCGATAAGGATAATGTTGCATTATTCTTACACTTTAATACCCCTCCAAAAAAAGAAGATATGAAACAAGATGCAATGAATCTTGACCTTAATAAACTCATGCAAAATGTCGAAGGAGAACAGTTTGATTATGGTAGTTTTAAGGCTGCATATGATACTGATCCTAGAATCAAAACTATGGTAAACAATTTTAATCAAACAGGAATTGAACCTAAAACAGCAAGTACGATATCAGATCAACCTGAACAAGGAGATGCTGGAGGAGACGAAGTTGCACAAATGGCAAAATCAGCAACAGATTTAGGAGACCAGTTGACATAAACTTAAATTAACGTTATAATTAAAAATTAAAAGGTTTTATGACTGAAAGAACAAACGAAGAAATAGTTACTGCAATTAAAGAAGCATTAGAAGATTATGTACAACCAGCAGTGGCAGAACATGGCGGACATATAGACTTTGTAAGCTTTGATAACGGCACTGTTGAATTAATGCTTAGTGGAGCATGCAGTGGTTGTGCAGGCAGCATGTATACTTTGAAGCAGGGTGTAGAAGGTATGTTAATGCATTTTGTACCCGAAGTTACTAATATTATTGCTCAAGATGATCCAAACAGCTCTGTTGATCCTTTCTATCAACACGATCCATTTATGTATCAAGATTATTATTTTAATGAAGAGGATGAATGACTCTTCTTGTTAAGAAATTCAATTATGCTTCTATATCTAGAAAACAAGTTAATGGTAAAAGATTATACCTTACGCCAGACGGTAATGCTGTAGCTAGTGTGACTACAATATTAAATAAGACGAAAGATAATACGCATCTTTTCGAATGGAAAAAAAGGGTAGGCGAACAGAAAGCTCAAGAGATAACAACAGAAGCAGCCGGTGTAGGCACAAGGATGCACAAATATTTAGAAGATTATATAGAAACAGGATTCTGGCCAGAGGCTGGTAGTAACCCTTACGCATCTCAAGCAAATAAGATGGCTCAAATTATTAGAGAAAATGCATTTTCCTACATAGATGAAATTATAGGGTCAGAAATTAATTTATGGATGCCTAATCTATATGCAGGAACAACAGATTTAGTTTGTACTTATAAAAGTAATCTTTGTATTTGTGATTTTAAACAAACTAACAAACCTAAAAAAGAAGAATGGGTAGATGATTATTATCTACAACTTGTTGCATATATAGAAGCTCATAATGAACTATACAAAACTTCAATAAACGAAGGACATATCTTTATGTGTAGTCGTGATTTACAATATCAGCAGTTTGACTTATTACCTAAAGACTATTCCTATTGGAAAAATGAATGGTATAATCGATTATATGCCTATTATGAATCTACTATAAGCTGATAAATATTAGTTATAAACAAGGAGAGGTAAGTGGCAATAGTTCAAATCAGTAGGATACAAATTAGAAGAGGCCAAAAAAATCAAAATGAAGGATTACCACAACTTGCAAGTGGAGAGCTTGCTTGGGCAATTGATAGTCAAGAATTATTTATAGGCAATGGTAGTTTAAGTGAAGGCGCTCCGTTTGTAGGTAATACAAAAGTTTTAACACAATCCGATGATTTATTTGAGCTTGCAGCAACTTACATTTACAAAAAAGGATCAACACAAACAGGTGAAGCGGCATCTAGTCCTGTTGCAAGAACGCTACAAGATAGATTAGATGATATGGTTAGCATCCGTGCTTTTGGTGCAACCGGAGATTTTGATCAAGATGCTACCCCAATAATTCAAAGAGCTATTGACCAACTTTATCTTACAGCAGCAGGAAGTGTAGAAGCTGGAAGGATAACAATAAATTTTGAACCTGGACATTACAAAATTCATAATACTGTTTTTATTCCTCCGTTTACTACACTTGTAGGAGCAGGTCCTGAAAAGACGGTTATAGAATTAGTCGATCCTGCAGACACAGATATTCCAATATTTAAAACTGTAAACGGCTTGAGCGAAATTAATCAGCCATCTCCTGACAGTGCAACTGATTATGGAAATGCACCGAGAGAAATTTTAATCAAAGGCTTTACAATCAAACATTCCGTTGATGATATTGGTTTACATCTTGCCAGTTGTAGAGATAGTATTTTTGAGAACCTGCATATTATTGGACCGTGGAATATTGGACAACAAATTAAAACCACTAATCCAATTGGTATATCTGTAGGAGTTGGCATTGTTTTTGATTCATTAAGCCCTGCAGTAAGATCAACAAATAATAAATTTAACAATTGTAAAATTAGTGGATGGTCTTATGGAATATCAGCAAATCAAGAAGTAAACAATAATATAATTGAAAATACCACTTTTCAAACATTAGGGCAAGGTGTGGATTTTGGGTCATGGGTTGTTAACAATGAACATCCAAAAAATAATATTATTAAATACTCTAAGTTCCAAGATATCCAATATGAAGCTATTAAAATAATCCAAGGCAGCTTTAACAGCAGCCAATATAATTATTTCCGTGATGTAGGTAACGACGGAGGATCAGAATTTCAGGCTTTAAGAAGCATTATTAAATTTGAGTCTATTTCAAATCAGACTTTAGGCGATTATTTTTATAGAACTGATATGCTTTCACAAGAAAATTTCCGTGTATCAAGTCGTCCTTATGTGCCAGAGGTCAGTGGAGCCACACACCATATTGACAATGCCCTTAGACGAATAACCATCATTCCTGCCACAGAAGAAAGAGATATTTTAAAATTACCTGGAGGTCAGGATCAAGCTTATATAATTAAATACTATCTCTTTAATGCACTGGATAGTTTTCATAGAGTAGGAACTATAACCATTTTATGTGATACCACCGGCGGACTAGTGGCTAATCTTACCGATGAATACGAACACATTGGCACAGGAAATTTCAACGAAGGTGATGCTTATATATCACGAGATATAACATTCTATAGTGAGTTTGTTAATGATGGTAGCGAAGAAGCTCCTGTTTATAGTGTTTATTTAAAATCAAAAACTGGTAATCAGGTTCAAAATGCAAGTGAATTTCGATATACAATAGAAACTCGTCGTTTTACATATTAATGTTCACCGAAAAAACATTCGAAGAGAGAATGGCTTCTTGGAGCCTTTATAGAAACTCTCTTGAGCTAGTTGAAAATCCTAGTGAGTTAGCTTTTAAAGATTTTTCTAAAATAACACTGCATACTTTACAATTTGATCCTTGGAACGAAAACACCTGGCCAGATCCTTGGACATTAATAGATAAAAATAAATATTGTGCTTTTAGTCAAATCTTGTTTTTGTGCTATACCCTGCAGCTAATTAAACAATATACACAAAAAAAATTCTCTATTGTAATATATCAAAATCATGATACACACTCTATTGAATTTGCTTTCATGATCGACACTATTTATTATTTTGATCCAACAAAAAATACAAACAATCGAACAATATTAAATATAAAAAACATACCACCAGTACACTGAGGAAAAAATGAAAACAGAGATACAAATTGTCAAAAGAAAAGGATACAAAGAAAATTTAAACATTGATAAGATACATAAAGTTGTTGAGTTTGCGTGTGAAGGATTAGCTGGTGTAAGCAGCAGTCAAATAGAAATGAACGCTAATCTACAGTTTTATGATGGTATGACAACAAAAGAAATACAAGAAATCCTTGTACGTAGTGCAGACGATTTGATATCACTTGATCATCCAAATTACCAATATGCAGCAGCAAGACTACTTCTTTACGGTATGTACAAAGAATTGTTTGGATCGTATGATGTTATTCCTTTGTATGACATTGTAAAAAATAATGTAGAAAGAGGTGTGTATGACAAGGATATCTTAGTTTATTACACAGAGGAAGAATTCGTCAAATTAAATTCGTATATTAATCATAAAAGGGATGAAAATTTTACCTACGCAGGACTACGACAAATTGCTGACAAATATCTCTGTCAAGACCGGTCAACAGGTATTATCTTTGAATCTCCACAATACATGTACATGCTAATTGCTGCGACACTTTTTGCAAAATATCCGCCCGAGACTCGCATGCACTATATAAAACGTTATTATGATGCGTTGTCATTATTTAAAATCAACATTCCTACTCCGGTAATGGCCGGTGTTAGGACACCAGTTCGACAATTTGCAAGTTGTGTGCTAGTTGATAGTGACGATACGCTCGACAGTATTTTTTCTAGTGATATGGCAATTGGAAAATATATTGCACAGAGAGCAGGCATTGGCATTAACGCTGGTAGGATTCGTGGCGTTAACAGCAAGATTAGAGGTGGCGAAGTTGCACATACTGGCGTAGTGCCTTTTCTAAAAAAGTTTGAAGCTACTGTAAGATGTTGTACACAAAATGGTGTGCGTGGAGGTAGTGCAACGGTACATTTTCCTTTATGGCATCAAGAAATCGAAGACATTTTAGTCTTAAAAAATAATAAGGGCACAGAAGATAACAGGGTTAGAAAATTAGATTATTCTATCCAGCTCAACAAAACAATGTATGAAAGACTATTAGCTGGAGAACATATTACATTATTTTCTCCACACGATGTTCCAGATCTTTATGATGCATATTTTAGTGATACAGAACAGTTTAAAGAACTTTACGAAAAGTACGAGAGGGCAACCAGCATTAAAAAGAAAAAGATCGATGCGATGGATCTGTTTAGTGCTCTGATTAAAGAAAGAGCAGAAACTGGTAGAATTTATATCATGAATGTAGATCACTGTAACACCCACAGCAGTTTTACCGACACTGTCTACATGTCAAATCTATGCCAAGAGATTACACTACCTACTAAACCACTGCAGCATATTGATGATTGTGATGGAGAAATAGCATTGTGTATACTGAGTGCAATAAACGTTGGCATAATTAAAGATCTTGGCGATTTAGAAGAACTGTGCGATTTAGCTGTAAGAGGCTTAGAAGAAATTATTGATTATCAAAAATATCCTGTAAAAGCAGCAGAAATTGGAACAAAGGCACGTCGGTCATTAGGTATAGGTTATATTGGACTTGCACATTATCTAGCAAAAAATAAAATGAGTTATAGTGATCCAAATGCTGCTGTCCTAGTGCATGATTTAACTGAGGCATTCCAATACTATCTTTTAAAGGCAAGTAATAGGATTGCACAGGAAAAAGGTGTGTGTGATGGTTACAAGAAAACAAAATATGCAAAAGGCCTATTACCAATTGATACTTACAAGAATGATGTAGATACTATTGTTCCAAATCAACTAAAAATGGACTGGGACGATTTACGCAAACAAATAGAAATCTGGGGATTACGACATAGCACATTATCAGCACAGATGCCAAGCGAAAGCAGCTCGGTAGTGTCTAACGCAACAAATGGTATCGAACCTCCAAGAGGATTCTTATCAGTTAAGAAAAGTAAAAAAGGACCATTAAAACAAATAGTTCCGCAATACCAAAGTTTAAAAGCTTATTACACACTACTGTGGGATATGCCAGACAACCAAGGTTATATAAATATCGTAGCAGTGATGCAAAAATTCTTTGATCAGGCAATCAGTGGTAATTGGAGTTACAATCCTACACATTATCCTAATAACGAAGTACCAATGAGCGTTATGATCAAAGATTTAATTACAACCTACAAGCTCGGATGGAAAACAAGTTATTATCAGAATACATATGATTTTAAAATTGATCCAAATGATGTTGAAGAGAAAGAAGAAGAACAACTAATTACTCCAAAGTTAGAAATACCTGATGAGGAGTGTGAGGCATGTGCAATTTGAAAGGAAAAAAATGAAAACTGTTTTTAATAGAGATAAGATCGATTTTAGTAAACAACATATGTTTTTTGGTGCTGACCAAAATGTGCAGAGATATGATACTTTTAAATTTCCGCAGTTTGATAAATTAAATCAGACGATGTTAGGTTATTTTTGGCGTCCTGAAGAAGTAAGTTTACAAAAAGATCGTGCAGATTATCAAAATTTCCGACCAGAACAAAAACATATTTTTACTGCAAATCTAAAATATCAAACCCTACTTGATAGTGTACAGGGTAGAGGTCCTTGCCTAGCTTTCCTTCCATATGTATCACTGCCAGAATTAGAAGGATGTATTGTTACATGGGATTTCTTTGAAACGATCCACAGTCGATCTTACACTCATATTATGAAAAATGTATATGCAAATCCAGAGGAAGTATTTGATACAATACTAGACGACGAAATGATTATTAACCGTGCAAATAGTGTAACAAAATACTACGATGAATTTATGAAACTTGCACAACAATATACACACGATAAGTCGATTGACAAAAAAATCCTAAATAAAAAACTTTTCCTTGCAATGATGACTGTAAATATCCTTGAGGGCTTAAGATTTTATGTTTCATTTGCATGTACGTTCGGTTTTGGTGAATTAAAATTAATGGAAGGATCTGCGAAAATTATATCGTTAATTGCACGTGACGAAGCACAGCATTTAGCAATTAGCACACATATACTAAAACTATGGATGCAAGGCAAAGACGATCCTGCTATGCAACAGGCAGCAAAAGAATGCGAAGAAGACGTATATGATATCTGGCGAGAGTGTGTAGGCGAAGAAAAAGCATGGGCGGAGTATTTATTTAGGGATGGATCGATGATTGGACTAAATAAAACGCTGTTAGATCAATATGTAGAATATATTGCTAACAGACGGTTGAAAGCACTTGGATATGAAACAATATTTGAGCAACCTGTAAACACTAATCCTCTGCCATGGACAACACATTGGTTAAGCAGTTCAGGTTTACAAGTTGCTCCCCAAGAAACAGAAGTAGAGTCGTATATAATTGGCGGTATTAAACAAGATGTTAACAAAGACGTATTAAAAGGATTTTCATTATGATAGAAATTTTTGGAAAAAGTTCTTGTCCTAAGTGTCACCAAGCAAAAGTTTTCTGTGAAACTAGGAATCTAGATTACGAGTATAAGCAACTAGACAAAGATTTTACAAGAGAACAAATCTTTGAATGGTTTCCAGGCGCAAAGACTTTTCCACAAATTACCATTGACGGTAAAAGTGTAGGTGGGTGTGATCAAATGATTACATACGTAGAAACTATGAATTATCAAAACATTATGCACAAAGGATAAAATGTTAATAGAAGCACCTTATACAACAGGTGATGTAATATCGGTTAGACTTTCGTCAGGAGAAGAAATAGTAGGAAAACTACTAGCAGACGACACAAATACAATGAAATTAAAACAGCCACTTGCGGCAATGATGTCAGAAAAAGGATTAGCAATGATACCTTTTATGCTGACCGTTGATCCAGAAAAGGATTTAACCGTAAGTAAAAACCAAATAGTAATTACTGCAAAAAGTCACAAAGAAGTTGCAGATCATTACTTACAATCAACAACAGGAATAAGTTTAGGAGTATAAAATGACTTTACATGAACAAATAGTACATGCATATACAATGTATATGGCAGAAACAGCTACATTTGATGACAAAGGCGTAAAAGCAGCCGCAGCAAGGGCAAGGAAAGCTCTTGGTGACTTAGGAAAACTAACAAAAGATCGCCGAAAAGAAATCCAAGACAAAAAGAATGCGATGTAACATATGCCAGCAATAGCTAGAGTAGGAGATTCAGTACTACCAGGTTGTGGTCATGTAAGCACTATTGTGTCCGGTTCTGGAACAACCTTTGCAGATGGTATACCTGTTGCTAGGATAGGTGATTCAGTTACAGGACCTTATGTCGCTACAATAACGTCAGGATCAGGAACAACAAATGCAGACGGAATTCCTGTTGCTAGGATAGGCGACAGCACATTTGGAACTTGTCCGCTTGATCATTCGGGTGCTAAAGGTATACAACCCTTTGTAGGTAGTGGTGTAATCATATCAGGATCAGGAACCTCATTTGCAGATTAAAGGAAAAAAATGGCGCAAATTAAAGTACAAAAAAGAACAAGATTTCGTAAAAGGACTAGTATAGGAAACAGTGGCTATAGCCGTCCCAAGAATAAAGGAATTCGAAGGGCATGGAAAAGATATCGTGGACAAGGCAAATAAATACTTGACAAGGAGAAAATTATGTGTAATAATCCAAACTGTAACTGCGATCCGTGCAACTGCAAAGACTGTAAACCTAATTGCAAAGAGTGCGGTTGCTAACGTAGGAGATTAAGATGCGTGACGGTAAAAACTTGGCTATTTGGTTATTGTGTATGGCTATTATATACATATTAATTTGGTCAGCAGAAATTGCTTTACACGTACCTGATCTAAACTAATAACGATGACGCTGAACAAAAGCTGACCTTGGACGCCGGTTCGATTCCGGCCACCTCCACCACATACTTTCAACATACGGGGGTGTTCAGGCATTCGACAAGCAGTAAGTAGAGATGCTGAGTTATCCGGAGCAAGCTCGGTTAATGCAAGAAACCTTTATAAGTGCAAACGAAAATTTTGTACCTGGAGCATTTACTTCATTAGACATGTCAATGGCTAGTGAAGGTGAATTACTCGCAGCCTAATACGTTGTGAACTCCGCGGCATAGTCCACCGGGCAACAGAACGGACTATCCCTCCTGCTTTTTTGCTAAATACAAAAAGTTAGAAATTTAAGGAACAATAATGAAGCTAATCAAAACTATTTTTTCGTCTATTTTTTTGTTATTTTTGATACAGTTTCCTG